GAACCGTATAGGGCATGATACTCTAAATCTTCAATAGATTTAGTTACTACATCTGGTTTATTAGAAGCGAGAACTGTATACTGACCAGGATGCACAGAAAGACGAACAGAGTGTCGTTTTGCAGCCTCACCAGCTTGAGCCAGTATAGTTTCAATCTCCTCCCAAATTTCTTTATACCAGTCTTGAGTAAATTCAAGAGTGTAGCAAGGAAACATCTCAGAAGAGATCCGAAAGCTTCTAAGATTAAAAGGTTGAGTTGGGAAATAAGTAGTAAGAGCGTCGAGAAGTTTTTTACAGTTCCCAATAGCCTTTGTTTGAACTTTCTCTTTTCCGCCCTCTTTAAGAGCATAGGTCTTGGTAGTGGTTCCAAAGTTATACCTTTTAGCAAGCGTTTTATCATGCCATTGGCAGCATTGCGAAATGCGCCAATCAGTTTGTTTTTGATTGAAATATTCCATAGAATCTCCGTTGATTTTCTATAGTATATATAAAGTTGTAAGGACTCTGCAAAGATTTATTAGAGTCTTAATCTACCACAAGGTTTAATCACGCCATTAAAAAATTACTTACTTTTACCAAGGTTTTGAGTACCAAAAAAAGCAGCAACAATAGCTGCAACTGAAACAAAATACACAGAGGCCATGTCTCCAAGAATTTTACTTGCTTGATCTAACCCAATAAGAACTGCTAGTACAACAGCAAAAGGATATAATAACATACCAAATAAGGCAAACCATGCCATTTTACGTTGTGCATCTCGCATCGCGTCTGCATCCTCTAGAGCTTTACGTTTAAATTCTAAATCCATCTCTAACTCTTCTTTAGATAAATGCCCATCACCGTTAATATCTTTAGCGGCTACTTCTGGATCAACCGTTTTCGTTTCCATTAATCATCTCCCAAGGAATATAATTCATAATATCCTCTTGATAAAAATATGCACCTAATACAGCAGCTACAAGCACTAGTATCCAAAGTGGTTTTTTAGAGGTTTGCGTTGAAATAGACTGAGCTACTTCATCTGCAAATTGAGAAGCTTCACGCTCTGTATGCATACGCTCCCAAAGAGCTTTTTGACCTTCTATTCTACGTAAAGAAGCACCTTTTACTTTAAGTAAAGTTTCAGCTTCTTCCCAAGTAAGAAGTGTTTTAATATCATCATCCATTTTATCGTCCTTTAAAAGTCGATTTCTCGACCATCTTTTTCCCAAGTGTTAAATCTAGTCCTGATAGTTGCCACTTGAGTTTCTGTTAGTTGTTGTTTGTTCGAGTATTCGGATACGAGCTTCGATACTGTCGAGTCGTTTGGCGAGTTCGGGGAATTTAGCCATTCGCTTTCGTTCATCTGTGAGCATTTTAATTCCGTACCTTTTTGAAGCCCAAGTGTAGAGCGAATCCAATTTAGCATATGTCCATACTCCTAATTTTGTATCTCTAAACCACGATTCTGTAGCGGAACCTACAATAGAACCTGCTATAGATTTTAATAAGAAAAACCACACTATGAAACTCCTGTTCCTGGAACAATAGTATCTGCTCCATCAATAAGTACCATGTCAAAGATTGCACCTGCTTCAGTAGTAGCACCTGCTTTTACTTGTACTTGTATGTCAGTATTAGCGCTAAATTTTAATGGATAATCGTAAGTATAATCTACAGGTACGCCAAAAGAACCAAAACGTCCTTTTTCGTTAAAAGCGGTTCCCGCATCATTATCTCTTGCTAATATTCTAAATATTACCTCTTTTTGTTTATCAATTGAACCTTGAAAATAATGTAGATAACCTGTTTTTCCTGCAGGAACTGTGTAGACTGCCATCAGTGTTTGACCTGCCCCAGCTGTAATTAAAGCAGCTATCTCCCCACCCTGTCTGATTTCAATTGAATTTGAATTAGTAGTACTTGTGTTTGCTGAAACAACAATAGCACGATTTATACGAGAGTATGAATTGGCTGATGCAGATCCGTCAACTGTAATTAAATCTGTAGCAGGAAGAAAATTTGCATCAAGTCCTGATATTCTAACAGTTGATGCAGAGTCATCAGCATCTGTTGTAGAAACAGCGGTTGCTGTACCAGAACTTTGATAAGTGTACACATTTGAACCGTCCCACACTGTTTCAAAACTGCCTCCTACAGAAGAATTCCAACCAAATTTATTGATAGCAGAATGGTTAGAAACGTGTCCACGAGCTACTTGAAGATTAAATGATTCAGTTTTACGAGTAGCGGTAGCAGATGGATTTTGAAAATTACTCATTACACATTTCCATATAGCAATTATGAGTAGGTTTTGCTAACATCTGTCTAGTCCAATCTAATTCTTGAATCAATCGGTTATACCACGCCTGATCCATTGGATCATGTGCTTTTGCCATATCTTCTTTTAATTGCCCAATTCTTACGTTAATATATTTTTCTGCCTTACTCATCGCACCATCCTTTTTTAGCTCCGCCATCATAAGAACGAGCTAAACCTTTATCAATTAAAATGTCAGAATAAAGAAGACCGTCTAGATACACATTTGAAAGTATACGTCCTCCATATTTATCCCATTTGAGATCTTTAAACTCAATAGTTTTCGCAGCGCGAAATAACTTGTTAGCAGTTTGTCTACCAATGAGAGCTAGTTCTTTTTCTTTTTCACACTTGCCTTTTATCTCAGGAGTATCAATACCAAGTACTCTAACACTCATTCTACTTAGTTTGCCAGGAAGTACGGGTGCAGAAACATAACAAGTGTCTCCATCATAACAAACATTGCCACGATACTCACGCATCTGTAAAAAATCAGAAGCAAACGCTAAGTTTGCAAATAAAATTACAGCTATACCAAAAGAAAATCCAGCTAATAATTCCAATCCGAATTTATCAATTTTTTTCATTTTTACTCCTAATCATCATGTATTCTATAATACCAGTCTATCATATAGCAAATAAAAAAGATTACAACTACAAGGAAAATACAGAATAAGATAGCAAGTGCGTTATTCATATACACGAATCTTTGCAGGATCAGCTAATGTTGGTTTACAAATAGCACTATAATTTCTCTGTTTGCCTAGCCTTTCAGCAAAGTATAAGCATCTATTTATATCATAAAAATACATTGAAGATCCTCTTTGTTCTGTCCCATTTATCATTAATATTAACATAAAAACATGAATCATAAAATTACCGCGAATAAAAAGATAAACAAAACAATCGCTGCTCCTACTACTGCCGCAATAATACCAAATTGCTTTAAAGTCTCTTCAAATTCTTTTTCTTTTGCTCTTTTTTCGCGTTTAATTTGTGCGACTCGTTCTCTCTCTTCTTGTATTCTTTTAGCTCTCGTATCAACTATAGTTTGCCAAGTATCTGGACCAAAACGCAAATTAATCATGTTTTTCATTTCTTGCATTTTTTCTTGAGCTATTTTTGCATCGATTACTTCTTGAGCTACAGTTTTGATTCCTAGTTGGTCGCCAATCCCAACACCTGCTTTTTTACTGCGTTTATGTTCAATCTCTTCCTGACCACGGAAGAGTCCGTCTACAGCGCCCGCAATCTCACCTATGTCTTTTGCTGTGTCTATGTTTGACTTTATAAATTCTACACTTGCTTTTACAAGTGCGATTCCTGCCATTGCTTCCGCTAACATGTCTTTCTCCCACGGTTTATAAACCGTAAAACGTAATTCCCTCAACTAAATTATAGCTGAAACAGAAAAGTAGTCCAATTGAAAAACCACACCTCAAAATAGAAGTGTGGTTATAGGTAGATTTTAATATTTCTAAAGACCGTTTGGTACAATCACGTAATGGATAGCCAATACTACCCCAACAGAAGCAGCAAGTCCGACCATCATTTTTAAAAAGTCTTTTCCTATTAGGGGGAATACAACTTTAAACTTTTCCTTGCCTGTCATAGTTGCCATAGCAAGTTCACGTCCACATAGTAATCCAACGAACACCCAAGTTGTTGACATAGGTATATCGTTAAGCTCTTTAAAGAAGAATAAGATAACCCAATATACGGCATCAATAATTGTAGCAGAACGAACATAACGAGTATTATGCTTCTCTAAAACAATATTTTGAATCTTACCTCCACCTTCTCTGAACATAAACCAAAGCCCGCCTACAAAGATAGCAGAAATTGCAAACATCATGTCAGCAGGAATTTGTCTTGGTAAAAACACCGCAATATTTGCGATATCATGAGATAACCAAGTCCACCATAAAAAGCCAGTAGTAACCCATTGTCCAATTCTCCACCAGCGTTTATGTTCTTCTTTAACTGGTCTAGATTCGTCTAAAATTTTAGTTACACAAATCCAAATAACATAAGCAGCTACAGCAGCAACAGCATATCCCATCATAGATTTCATCAACATTTTTTCTAAAATAAAAGTAGAAGCAAAAGCTGAAAGTACTAAAAATGATGTGCTTACAGGCACACCGATCCGCGTTAGTAAAAGTAGAAGTCCAGGGGCTAACGCGTGATACCACTGAATTTCTTGAAAGGGTATTTTATTCAGTCTTCCATAGGAGATGTCTCCCCCATAAGTAAACCATCCGTACCATAATGCCCATAACAAAACAGACGAAGCAGCAAGCCACATCGTCCTCCAATGAAATCGTTCGTTGTTAGAAGCAATCCAAGTACCGAGAGTTTGTACTGAATCATTTGCTATAACTGAATACGCAGCAAATAAAAAACCAACACCCATCCAAAGAGTTAAAAGTTCCATTTTAATTTCTCCTTAGAAAAGTAATAAGAGGCCACTAGACCTCTTATTTTCATTATATTACAAAATTGTTACAGTTTTGTGAAATTTGAAAAATTAAAATTGGCTGTGGAGGATGGAGTCGAACCATCACGCCTTTCGGCACACGAGAAACAGTCGTGCGTGTCTACCAGTTTCACCACCCCACAATAAATTATGCTGCGAGTTGAAGCTGGGTATCTAGCGCCGCTATCATACGGGTCATACCGATACCCCCACCTACGCGAGGGAAAAAGTCAAACTTTAAAAATTCCTCAAGTTCAGCCTCTACACGTTCTTTGCCAAACAGTTCAAAGAGTAGATTTGCGTAGGCTCCCTCAGTGATAGTATGAAAAGTGTCACGCATCATCTCAACGTCACAAGAACGTTCAGCTGAACCAATAGTTTCCATGCCGCCAAGAATTACATCAATTTTTTTAGAGTGAATTCCATCTTCATAACGGCTCATGTTCCAGAACGGAGAAGTAAACTCAGGGAAGTCAGTAATCATAGCAGTACTAAAATCATTAAACATTGCGGTTTCATGCACTGCTTCAAGTTCTCCATCAACCTTATAGTGCTTTTGCCATGCCTCATAGGTCTTCTCAATCGGTCGATCAAAGCCAAGATAATCTACAAGTTCATATTCCATCTTTTTAAGGTCTACAATGTCACCGGGCATTTCAAATTCAAACATTGGGAAGATAATATCATGCCTACCAGGAATAGCGTTAGGTTCTTGTCTGTATGAAGTTGAGACACAAAAAAAGCCCTTTTCATTGGGCTGAGAGAGTAATTCATGTTCTAACCACATCTGACCAGTTTGTGGAAGAGGCCAAACTTGACCAGCATAGTTATAAGTAGCAACGTTAAACGGATCTTCGCAAGCTGCAAGGATAGAAAGACGATTCTGTGTGTGAACTTCTTTAAAACCTTTATCTAAAAAAAATGACCTTAAAAGGCCAACAGTGTGAGTAAATTTTGTAGGAGAGATTAGTTGAGTCATTATTATACCTTTCTTGTATATAAAAAGACGCGCAGATTTAAAACCTGCGCTCAAATTAACCAATTATATAAGAAGTATAACCAGTGAGCAATATCAAATTATATTTTTATTAAGATATTGCTCTCATTCTTGTTACGAGTCGATCAGCACGCTTAGTAACTTGTCGGTACCAACGGGAATCTACCATTTCAGTAGCTGCAGCCATCCAGTCACGCGCATCTACCCCACGCTTCATTCCCTTAAATTTCGATAAGCGAGGGCGACCCATATTGAACATCATGTTAGCGATTATTCTTTTAGCTTCTTCTGGCAAATCGTCAAAGTCTGGGTATAGTTCGTAGCAGTCAGACACGACTGTTTTGATATCTTCGTTGAAGGCTTCAACACACCTATCATTACTGACGGCTGTGCCGACTTCCCATCCATGTTCTGGATCGGATTCTCTAACGAGATGACCAATACCAAAAGTAGGCAGACCGAGATGATCCAAATAGATTTCTTCCACATTTCCTTCATCATACTCAATCTCTTCTCTTAATTTTTCAATATTCATAAAATTTTCCTTTTTAAATAAATTTCTGTACAAACCTAATTGATTATAGTATTTAAATTTGTACGTTTTTTAAAAATAAACAAGATTAATATAGAACTCTACATCTTACTTTTTTATTTTATGTTAATCATAACTCTTTTTTACATGAGCATGATTTTTATACCAATCTTCTCTATCTTTTTGCATTTCTTCGCGCTTCTTTTTTGTTTTACGAAGTTCTTGTTTATCTAACCATGTAACTTTTGAATCCCACGTATCACGTCGGACAGGGATAATTTGACATATAGGAGTTCCTGCAGGTATCATAATTTCTGAACCCCCTGGCTCAAGCATTGAGTGAATAAAAGGTATATTTACTATATTATCAAAAGTATCAGTATCTACAAGTCCTGTAAGAGGGATAATAGGACTATCAAGTCTGTTTAAAGGCGGTAAAAATAACAATGAATAGTCTTTTGGTGTTTCTATACGCCAAGGATTCATCCATTTAAGAACTGTAAAAGATTCCATAGGAGAACCTGGCATCTGTCGCATAGGATGAGTCTGGATTGGGGGCCATTTAGAGATGAGCGCTTTGTGTTTTTCATCAATGAAGTCTAGTTTTAAGGACATATCAGAAAGTTGTCTAATGACAATATCAACATGGTTGAGAAGCATATAGCCAGCTGTTATAGCATCTAAAAACGGAACACATTTTTTAACTGTCTGATCACCTTCGTTCCACGCCGGAGTCTTCTTAAACCAGTCAGGGACTGTACGCTTGGAGGGAATTGGAGGAAGTACGATTTGATCAGGAAAATCCTGCATTAGATGAAATTTAATTTGTTTTTTCATGCAGAGGCAACATTAGTTGGAGTAAAAAAAGTAGAAGGAACTTCTTCAGATATAGTACCACAATCGCAAATATCACAACCACAAGCACCATTCTCGCAAGAATCCCACTTACAATGACAGCTGCATCCACATTTATTGCAATTCTTAGTTTCGGTCATGCAGCTAAACTTTCGGGTAAATGGGCTAGTGGATTAGAAGGGTTGACACCTAAAAACTTACCCCACTCTGCATAGTAGTGGCGCATTCCAACTTCATCATGAATTGTAGAATTTTCATGGCGTCCGTGTAGGATGTTTCTCGATTCGGTACCTTCTCTCATGGTAGTACCTTGACCAGCAACACCAATTAAGTCTTCATGTAAATTGCGACCGAATGGTCCCCAGATAGAATTGTGGTGTTTGATTCTTGTTTGTCTTTCTTCTGGAGTATCGCACCTAAGCCCATAACCACGAAACTCTATAAGAACTTTGTTGGGTCCGAGAGGTGTTACTGAGTCTGAACGATAGGCGGAACCCCGTAGGTTGAAATTAAACCCTGGGAAGAGGTCGACCATGTACCACTGGTTGGGCGGCAGATTGGGAAAAGATAACTCCCCTCTATCCTCAAAGCCGTCATACTCAGTATAGTTAACAGTAAAGCTAGACACGTTAACATGACCATTATCAAAAGGAATATTTTTTCTAGCAAAGTATTCATCGTTAAATCCTGACACACGATTAAAGTAGTGCATAAAGTCATGATAAAATTCTGAATTAGTATCATGCCATAGCTTGTAGTTTGTATCAATTACTGCCTTGTGGTAATGAAACACTTCCATTTCTTCAGTATCAATTGCATCAGCAATACAATCAAATGCTCCAGCAGTCCATTCATCCACACTCTGTGTAGGGTTAGGATCAAGTGTGACCCAGACCATTCCACCATGTTTTACTTCGCAGTGTAGTTGTGGTTCAACGGTTACAATCGGTGCAGCTACTGTACCAGAAGGGTAATTGAACCCATGATTACGGTACGCCTTAATACCATCTTTAGTATTTACTGCAATTACGTTCTGCCCAGCAATTTGTGTTGTTCTATAGTTACCTTCATTATACATTTCTGAGATATGGCACATAGGAACCCAAACCTTTGAAAAGATTTGTTCTTGTTCTGCTTTATATACTTCATAACTATTATAACAATCACTGTTAATATATTCGACTTTTGGTGAACTAATCCAGTTTTTATGGTTTCTTGGTGCCATCTTCGTCTCCTTCTTTCATTGCTGATTCATAATAAATTATAATTTCATTTTGTTGATCGATAAAACGTTTAATGTCTGCTATATTAAGTGCTAAATTTTCATAATCTTTAATAGCTAAAGCGACATAAGCTAACTCACCATTTTCTTCTGTAAAATCTTTTACAAATTGTTCGTAGTTATCTTTATTAACCACATAAACTCTAGTATCAACTAGCTGGAGTGGTTTGGGTCTCGCTACTACTGGTACTGTTACTTTCTGAGTCTGAGTTACTATCTTGACTTCCTGTTCGGGGATCAGACTGCAACCAGTTAGGAAGAGGCTTATTATTGCTACTACCAGTGCTCTCCATAAAATCTCTCCAAAGTTTAGCTGTTGCTCCATTCATTCTACCTTCTAAATTTGCTGCATCCTTAAGTGCGTCTGCGAGTAAATCTAATTCTCTTAGTTTTTGACGAAGATTATCTCCGTATGCTTCAGCCTTTTGTAAGTCAGTCTGAAGCTGGATAGTAAGTTGTTGATTTTTCTCTGCTTGTTGCGTAAGTGTTTTAATGCTTTGTTCACTAATCATAGCAGCTGTCTCTAATTTAGCATTATTTTCAGTTAAAATACTAATACGAGTTTGAGTAGTAGTATAATACCAATAGCCCATGCCTAATATCGCTATTAAAATGCCAATTAGAACTTTACTGAGCATCAATTAGCCTTTTCTATGTTTCTGACCTTTTGGAGGCGACTTTTTAGATCCTGAAGGTCCAGCCCAATAGACTTTATTAGCCCAGTAAGCTGCTGACATTTTTCCTTTGGCGATATTGCGGGCGTGGCGTGCTTTAAAAGATTTTCGTGCCTCTGGAGAGTAGTTATGCCCCATTGAAGAGTCTCCAAAATGTATGACTCGCACTTTATCTCCTTCTTTTGCCAAGACCATGCCTTTTTTCTCTGCTCTGTCTGATCTTCGTGGTTTGTTGAATCCATCAAATGTTTTCCCTCTATAATTAATTTTTCCGCTAGGAGTCCGTTTTAATCCTGGAATCTTTGCCATCTTTATATCTCTTTTCTATCTCACAAATAATTTGCCACTGACGATGTGTCAATTGGGGATACTTTGTCTGAGCATTTATACAACCTAATATAAAGGATTTTTCAGCATCGGTCAATGACTGATTATCTAAAAAGTCCTTTAGTGGTTTCTTAATTCTTCTTATCATCTTTTGGGATATCATAAATAAAAGGGTCAAGCTTCATTATCTCTTTTTTCTTCTTTTCAAACTCACGATCAAACTTCCACATATGATACCTATCAAGCAACCATTTTAACAACATGATCATTTACCTCCGGGGTTACGCAAAGAGTTAATCTTGGCTCTTCGTCTAGATTGAATATGCGATGCTCAACACCGCTCTTAATTATATAACTCATGCCTTCTTTATAAGTATATTTTTTATCATCTTTAAATTCAATAAAACTATTATCAGTTTTAATAGAAGTAATAAAAGAAGGGCTAAAAGTATCTGTATCAGACTTATCAACATGCCAAGGTATTTGATTTTTACCACTTAGTATTGATAAGTACATAGTATTAATTTTTCCTATTTTATTTTGTCTTTTGATAGTCTCAAGCCATTTTTCTATTGTAGGAAAGTGTTTTAACATAGGCGAAGCTACTGAATCATGAATTAAGTCAAAAGATTTCCAATGAGGCACAAAGTACCTTTCTGCAAAAAGATGATTTCCAAGTTTATAGAAATACATCACTCGCTGTACATCAACTCCTTCAAGTTTATGAATCTTGAGCTCTTTGCAGTTTATCAAACTCTGCTCTCCTATTCTTTAACAAGGGTA